CAACAGCGATCTTCCTTCACCAGTTACCAGGCGCTTCTCACCCAGTTCCTTCTTCATGGCCTCAATGAAGTCCTCACGGTACCTGCGTGGCATTGACTCACGCATTGAAGGTTTTGGGTACAACTGCACCAGAGACTTTTGGATTTTCTTCGTGGAAAGGGCACGAGACCGATGACGACCTTCATGGCCCTCGATGCTGGGCAAGTACCCAGGCCGCTTGTTCAACTCGAGGAAAGGCACATCTTCAAACCCACCTTTGATTCTTGCCAAGTACCTGATGTATTCGGGGTGAGTCATTGGGGGCAGTCCTCGAACATACTCAAACCGCTCATTCATTTCGTCTTCCCGAGTGTCAGGGTCGGGGAAAAGACGAACAGCAAACCTCTCAAAGTCTGCTGGATTCATCGTCATCAGCGCCTTGGCGTTGTCACCACCAAAGGCTCGGCGCAGTGCATCCTCGGTGTACATGCGCTCGAGGTGCGGTATCTCATCAGCGGCTCGTTGCAGGCGCTTGACGCCATACTCGCCTTCACGCTGGCGCAGGTACTCTTCCAACTGCTTGATCGTTGATCCACCCTTGGCCATGAACACGGTCTCAGCGTCAACCTCACCGCCATGTTCATACTGAGGCAGGCCTTCTTCTTTGATTTGATTACGCAGGCTTTCATTGATCGGAAATAAATGGGCTTTTACCAAGTGACCTGTTTTTGTTGGGATTTCGTATGAATACAAATCGGTTTTAATCCCATGTTTTTTGCCAATCTTGTTGAGGTACTCAGGAAGGATTTTGTCGTAGAAACCCTTCATGCCTTCGCCACCAACCTTGAGGTCTTGGCCTTCTAGCAGATGCTTGCCCATCACTGGTTTGGCCTGAAGCAGTTTGTTGGCGGCTTCTTTGCCGATGTAGTCTTCAAGTTGCGACTCATCAGTAATTTCGCGTCTCATCACTTTGCGACGATTGTGATCCCATGCGTCAAGAAGCTTTGCTTCTGGGTCGTATGCGATGGAGTCAATATGCTTGCTCAGGTCGTAACGGTCGGCTTGCATGTTCCCAGGGGTAATGACTATGCCGTTGTAGTTACCCATGGCGGCTTCATGAAGGAGATGCTTAAGGGCTAGTTCATGCCATGACTTTTTGTGAGGGGCGTCTGGTACGCCTGCTTGCTGAGGCAAACGACCCATGTTTCCTTGCATTGCATTTTCTGCAGCGGCTTCAGATGAAAAGCCTGAAAATCTTTCGCCATCAACATACGGCTCAAATGTTTGACCGTTTGAGTCTTTGACTCTAAACACGCCATTTTGATCTTGCTGAATTGTGTAAGGCTTCTTTGATTTATCAACGTAGCCCTTCTTCCGTCCAGCTTGATGCCAATCTGATTGCAACTCCTCGAGATGCAACATTTTCCTGCCTCGCCAGTCTTTGCGATCAGACATCCTCAAGTGCGCTAAGACGTTTGGCTCACCACCCCAGTGTTGTGAGTAATAGTCGTCTTGTCCACTTTTCATGAACTCGCGCATGGCTTGGTCGTATAACTCAGGCTCTTTGTAGTTCTGTAGATTTGGCTTTTTCTCCGGGGTTTGTAAAAGAACTTCCCGGTAATTCTCAGCATCAGGCTGTGACCAATCCTCATACATCGGGGTGTCTATTTTCTTTTTCTTGACTGTCGGGGCTGGATGCTTGAGAAGATGTGCCATAAATTCGGCTTTAGACATCTTTTGCTGGGGCAGGCTGATGGCTCGGTCTGTAACCTCCTCAGATCTGAATCCTGGCTGCTTGGACGCCTCAGCCATGAACTCTGCTGGCATGCCTTTGCCTCTAGGAATGGATAACGCTGCCTTCTCTAGTGGGGAGTACATGCCTTCTTTAGTCAGCGCCAGGCGCATGACGTCTTGGCTGGGAACGGATCCACCCTTGGCTTTGCCTTGATCAGGCTGAGACATTTTCTGTGCGTTTTGGTTTTCTTTGTACCACCGAACTATTTCTGCAAAATCGTTGGCAGTTGCAAGAGCATTACGAGGGGCGTTTTCTTTCAAATCGCTAAATAACTTTTCTGGTACCTTCTTGAGCGCGTTTCGTGAAATTTCTTCTGGCGTTCTTGGAGTGAATACAACAGGTGCCGGCTGTGTGTAGCCAAGCATTTCGCTCATTGTCTTTTGAAGATTCCAACCAATTGGATTTTTGAGCAATGGTGCCGTCTGCTTGGGAGGAGAAAGCATTCCGCTGATGGCTTTTATCGCTGAACCAAGACCGCGAACAACTGGTGCAACAAAGGTTTCGGGGTAAACATTTTCCAGCGCTTGCTTCTCGGCAAGATAGTCCCTGTAGTCAGGGTTTGACATGTCCGGTTGCGTCTGCAAAACGCTACGCCACCTACTAGACCCGCCATCAGCCTTCTTGTCCGTCGGCAATACCACGGGTTTACCGGCTATCTTTTCGGTGTTCCTGATTGAGGCTTGGCGCTGGGCATCGCGCTCTGCTCTTATCATGGCCTCAGCCCTTAGTTGAGCGAGTCTGGCTCTGATTTCGGGACTAGGTTGAGACACAGTTAATCCTAAGTGGTTTGTCGAATTATGCCCGTTGCCTCTATAACGGGCAATCAGTGCATCTTCCCATTGATGCCCAGATCTTCTCGCAGTGCGTCTTCTTTGCGCCGGGCAAGCCAGGCTCTAAGCTCCTGGACAATCTGCTGGTCATTGGTCTCTGCTCTGTCCTGGCAGATTACCTCAAATCTGTTTTTGCAGATTGTTGTCTTGATCCCAGCTAGGTTTGTAACCCGCTCGTAGTCCTCATCCATCAATATTGTCATTATGTAATCCTCACTCATATCTTCTCCTGCTGCTATTTAGTAGTCTGACTACTAAGGGTTTCTACTTAGTAGTCTGACTACGCTTTTTAGACTGCATATGGGTTTCCGCGCTCTCTCATATTATAGATTTCTGCATCGCTGATATCCTCTGGCTCGATTCCCTCCCGCGGTGCTGCGTCAATGCTGATCCAGCCAGCGTCCCTTAGGTACCGCAGGGCTTGGCTTATGCAGTCCACATATTCGTCATGTACTGTGCCCTCTGGGAAGCTGCAGATCTGTGTCACCATGCCTTCAGCCCAGTCCCTGACGAAACCCTTTCTCTGGCTAGATTCAGGCACCCAAACACGGCCAGCCTTGATGATGTTGGCCACGATTGATAGTCGCTGGATCTTGTCAGCCCGACCAGGATTGTAAGCATGCACAGGGATGTGAGCCCTCTGTAAGTCTTGGATCAGTGAGATGCCGGCGCTCTTATCCTCCACCAGCACCAGGTCAACTAGTTTTCTGGTCTTGCCTTCACCGTAGACGGTCTCGTATTCGCTGATGACTTTGGGCCGTAGGTCGGGGTACTGCAGATGCTCATTCCAGCAATCCAGCACCATGACGCTCATGCCGCCGTCCATGGGCTTGAATACACCAAAAGTAATGCACCCAGACGGGTCGTTGACGGTCTTTTCGCTGGTAGCGCAGTCATAGGACTGGATGATGTACTCGAGCCGCGGGAATGGCTTCCCATCTGGCCAAAGCCTGAACCAGTCTCTCTTGACGATACCGCCCTCTTCTGGGTCGATGATCTCAGCGTGGATTTCCTGGCGACCAAGGTTGGTGCCCTCATACTGAAGGATCTGCTTCTGGAAGGATGGGGCCAAGTTGGCCACATTGACGTAGGTGCTGGCCTTGGTAACCACCACATCGTCGCCCTCCCGATCCAGCAACTCCATCACTAGGGGCTTGGGTTTGGGCGTAGTCGAGGCAATGATCTTGGTGCGAAAGTCGGGGAAGCGCTTCTCATCGAGCTTCAGACGCACGGCGAACTGAATCATGTCCCAGGCTTCCTGCAGGTAGTCCCAGGCAGCTAACTCATCCAGCCAGGCTCCGTGCCACTGTCCACCGCGGAAGCGCTCGGGCTCCGAGGCCGAGATGCCCTTGATGAATGAGCCATTCTTGAGCTTGAGCTCATGCAGGCTCTTGTTGTAGTCCTCTATAAGCTCTGCAGGTATGACACTCAGTAGGCCCGAGTCACCCTCAAAGCATGTCCCGCGGACGTCTCCTGATGTTGGGGCGCTCACCAGCCATCTGGTCTCTGGGTATGTCCAGGCCCAAGATCCCAGCGTCTCGGCGGCCGCCCGGGTCTTGCCGGCTCCGCGGCCTGCCAGCATGAGCCAGATGCTCCACCAGTCGGTCTGGGGCTCAGATTGATGCTTATGGGCTTTGATGTTCCAGGCTAGTTGCCAATTCACCGCTATCTGATTCAGAGGGTGCATCTGGGCATATACGCCCATGATCTTTGGGTCGGACAGGATGGCCTCAACCGCCCCCATCACTCACTCAATTGCTTTTGCATCTTCAGGCCTTTGAGGAGTTCCCCAAATACGTTCAAATGGACATCAGCCTGCATGTCCAAATCCATCTTGCCTGAGACTTCTGTTCTGGCCAGCTTGGGGATGTGGTACTCCACCACCGACTGGAACATGTCGAAGGCCTTCGCTGGGTTTGGCGGTACCGCAAACTCACCAGTCGGGTTTCCATTCTCATCCAACTTATGGACGCCCTTGGCTACTTCATCGAGCCATTCTCCGAGCCTATGAGCGTTTCCATCAACGAACATGGCTATAGCCTCACGGGCATTCGCTGTGGCCTTGTTAACGCTTCCTGCAGGCCTTCCTGGGCCTTTCTTGGGGAGGTTGCTCATACATCCCTCCCGATATCTTCAGTTTGTTTATTCTGAATGTTAGTGGTTGCTGACATATCTCAGTCCTTTCAGCGCATTCATTTCAGCGCCATTGGACTGAGAGTGTACTCTGTAATTATTTGTTTTGTGAAGAGGTGTGTTTTTGGTGTTTTTGTTGGAGTGCGGCAATTAGTTCGGGGTAACGCGCCAAAGGGATGTGTTCGGCGTCCTGGTTGCTGTTGATTAGCACTATTGCGCTGCCGATTTCCAGGGCTTCGAGGTAGGCATCTATGTACCACTTGGGTGCATCGGGCTCTTGGCTCTTCTTTTGTTTGTGGCTGGGGTTCATTGCTCCCTCGCCTTCAGCATTTCGTCTGCCATTGAATATGCGCGACTGGCGACTATTTTTCTTTCAATTTGGTTCCAGTAAAAGGTCTCTTGATCTTTATTTAAGTCGTGTCTGACCATGCGCATCGCGGCTTCAATTGAGGCCGCCGCAAAGTAGTCGCGCAGGGTCATGCCGCTTGTCTCGCCCATCTGCGGAAACGCTGGCCCACCTGTTTGTTTACTCATAGTCGCTCCTCAGAATGCGGTGTTCTGCCCAGCGTTTGTATGCCTTGAGGTCGGTGTTCTCCTTCTTCAGGCGCTCGACCTCACCACGTAGGTGATTGATGGTGCTCATGGCCTGGTCGATCCAATTGCTGACCTCCAGGGGCATGTCGAACTTTTTCTCGGGGGCCTTCACTTTGGTTGGTGCGGCCTTCTTGGCTGGTGCCTTCTTTGCGGTTGCCATGTCATTCTCCTATTTGATAGTCGTGGAAAACAGTTCCGAGTTTGGCGTCTCCCACCTTGTGGGGTTTGACCCATACATTTTTTCCAGAACGCAAACGCCTTAAATGGCCCCTGCGATCATGCAATCTTGGACTGGCATGTGTGCCACCTTTTGATTCTGACCTCGGCGGTGCTGTAGTCACCACAACGGTTTTCCAATCGTAAGTTGGCAATTTGCCTTGTGCAATCTTTCGCCTGTTGGTGAATGTTTGTGCTACCTCAGCCTTGTATGAATCACACCCCACATCCATGGATTCAAACCACATAGCCACAAGGGAAAGCATCAACTCTGCCACATCATGCGGAACTTCATGGTTTTCGTTGGCTGGGCCATATCGAATTTGCCCTTCATCAACAGCATACACAAGAGGTGGAAATGTTTTAAAGTTTCCAGGCGTACCCTTACTAATATCAACAACAATGCCTTCTTTTGGGTCTGTTCCAGCAATCAACATCATTACCTCGTAATACGGATGACTTTTGCTTGCCCCACCATAAACAACAAGGCTCTTTTCAAATGGGGGTCGATGGGTTGCGAGGTATTGGGTCTTGACTGAATTTTGTCCAGAATAGGCCTTGGAAACATCAAACCACTGTACCTCTGTCGGATCAAAACCAGATGCAATCACGGCTTTCATGATGTCTCGCACGAGTTGTGTAGTCATAAGGGTGCCTCAGGTGCCTCATCGAGGCGTTTGCGTTGATAGGCCTTCTCCTGGGCTGGTGTCCAGGGAATAGGCCCTCCAGGGGGCGGGAAGGGCCAGGTGTTCATGCGGCCTCCCTCAAGTATCGACGGGCCTCACGCCTGTCTGCTTGGCTCATGGGCAGGCCAGCCTGCATCCGAACTACCATTTGTTTCACCCTGGCGTCAGGGTCACGGTCGGCCCACTGGTCGTCTCCAAAGGCCCTACGGCGCTCCTCTGGGGTAAGTTCGATGCGGGGAAGACCGAGGGCCTTGCGAACCTCGATCTCGTCCAGCATTTGCTGGTGTGTTCTCATGCGGCCTCCACAATCTTGGTCAGGGCCTGGATCATCTCTTTGGCCTGATCAAAGGTCAGGGTGGTACGGGCACTGCCACCATTGACCTGGATGGACAACCACACTTCGTTGTCGTCGTATTTGTCCACGAACACCACCTCGTTGCGCTCAGTGGTTTCGATGCGGGTTTGGTAATCGATTTCAGTCATAGTGTTCTCCTTACAAGGGCCGAAGCCCTTGTTTGTTGATTAAGCGGCGTAACAATCTGCGTGAGCACGTTGGGCTTCAATTCCTTGAGACTGATACTCTTCTGAACCATATGCGGGATCGATTTCCACCCAATAGGCCCAATCGATACCTTTGCCTGAAGCAAAAGCATCGTTAACACGAGCGGCAAGGCGTTCAGCCTTGTCAGATGCCTCTTGATGCAAATTGTTGAAATAGGCTTCACCAGTTTCTTCGCAAATTAAACGCTGAGTGCTACGGAAAGAAGCGACATGACGAAAGCGGGTGCCACGAACATTCTCAATGACAACATAAAACGATTCTGCAAAGAAGGGATGACCATCGCAAGAATTACCTGCGTTGTACAGGTCGGAAGCGACGTAGGCGGCGTATGTTGCTTGCATTTGAAACTCCTTGTTAAACCGATCTCGTTGACCGTAGAAGAATTCTAACACAAAGTTAGAGTCTTGCAACAAGCCCACTGTCATAGGTGTTTTCCCTAATCCACTGAAAAAACTTGTCTTATCGTTTGTCGTCCATCACTGCCTCTGGCTTGGGATGCGATTCAGAATCGCTTCTGCGGCGTTTTTCAGGGCGGTACAGGTTTCACCCTCATCTTCCTCATCTGCAAGCGCCTGAACGAGTTTTGAACACTCCTCACGCTCAATGAATATTGCCTGCTTTGTGGTTTCGATGGCCACAGTCATGATTTCTGCCTGGGCAATTGCCAGGGCTTCGTCAAACTCTTTTTGAGTGTACAAGGCCATGACACCAGCATTGTTCATTAGTTGCCGGGCTAGTGGGCTAAGTTCTTTCTTTTCCATCATTTTTTCCCTTCAATCACTTCCAGATGCGGGGGTGATTCTTTGTGAAAGATGCCGTCCGGTGTTAGATAACCTTTCCTGTCCTTGATTTGCAGGTAAGCGCTTTCCAGGCATTCTGTCAGGCTGGCACGCTGAATAGCGCATTGCATGAGTAAAGTAATCACGATATCACCAATGGCGTCCAGAATGTCTTCTCGATCATCACGGTTGATGGCATCAATGAGTTCTGACGTTTCCTCGAGAGTTTTGATAGCTTGTCCCATCGGCTTGCCGTTCTGGATGA